CAACAAGATGGTGGGTCAGACCACCCAGCTCACCTTCCTCACGGACCCATCGTTCGCCGATGTGGACGGGCCTTGCTCGGGTAGCTCCCCTCACCAGGTGTGCGCTCCACGCAGTGCTCTTCCAGAGACCACCCTCTACATTCCTCTCCAGTTCTGGTTCTGTAACAACCCTGGACTCGCTCTCCCTCTCATTGCGCTCCAGTACCATGAGGTGAAGATCAACATCGATCTTCGTGCGATTGACGAGTGTCTCTGGGCTGTGAAGTCTCTTACGTCATCTGCGAGCGATCAGAAGGTGACCTCTGCCTATGCTCAGTCCCTCGTCTCGGCATCGCTCTACGTCGACTACATCTACCTCGACACCGATGAACGCCGCCGCATGGCCCAGAATCCTCACGAGTACCTCATCGAGCAGCTCCAGTTCACGGGCGCGGAGTCGGTGGGTTCCTCTTCCAACAAGATTCGCCTCAACTTCAACCACCCCTGTAAGGAGTTGGTGTGGGTGGTTCAGCCAGATGCCAACGTGGATTACTGCTCCTCCACCATGGGAGGTACGTCGTTGTTCATGTCCCTGGGCGCACAGCCTTTCAACTACACGGACGCACTCGATGCTCTTCCCAATACGATCAAGGCCTTTGGCAGTGACTCTACCCTCAATGGAACAAATGAGTTCATCAACCCATCAGGACTCTTTGAGACTCGCGGGGCGGATGGTATCCAGTTTACGAATGCTTCCTCTGAGAAAATATCAACCTTTAGCAATGAGCTGGGTGGTGGTACGGCGGCTAATTTCTTTGGAACAAATGGTGCGAATGAGTACCAGTCGACGGTCTCGGATGCGGGCACCTTCGTGCTCGCGGAGACATCCCTCAACATGCACTGCTGGGGCGAGAACCCCGTGGTCACGGCCAAGCTCCAGCTCAACGGCCAGGATCGCTTCTCGGAGCGTGAGGGTACCTACTTCGACCAGGTCCAGCCTTGGCAGCACCACACCCGGTCGCCTGACACGGGTATCAACGTCTACTCCTTCGCTCTCCAGCCTGAGCAGCACCAGCCATCAGGCACCTGCAACTTCTCACGTATTGATAACGCGACTCTCCAGCTCGTGCTCTCGAACGCGACTGTGTCGGGCACCAACACGGCCAAGGTGCGCGTCTATGCTCGCAACTACAATGTGCTCAGAATTATGTCAGGAATGGGTGGTTTAGCGTACAGCAATTGATTGTATGGGTGGATTGGCATACTATTTTATTATATCAAGTTTTTAAATGGTTTAACTTTCTAATTTAATAAAAGTATAATCTTAAAATAAAAATAATAATATTTTTATTTTAAACATTATGTGACTACTATTTTAAACATTGTGTGACTACTATTTTATAGGCGTTCTTGTCTCTTCTTTACAATTTCAGAAATCCATTCTTTCTTTGTTTCATTATCTGTATACTTTTCACGCAAATTTTCCATGCGTTCTTTCTTGTGAATCTCATGTTTTGATTTCCTTTCATCTTTTGACAATTTGTTTCCGTGAACAATAGGATTAATCTCGTTGTTTATATTTACCAATATAGGATATGTCGTCTGATTCTGGTAGATTAGATGTAACTTATCTAGGAAACATTCATAACCATAGTTCTTTTTCATAAAATTACAATTCCAACAACAACTCTGTATATTATCTATAAGATATCCTTTTGTATTGTCAAAACGATCGATTCCATTTTTATGTTTTTCAGTTTGCTCTTTTCCGCACAAATAACAAGGCAACTCTCGCTTTGAATCGAATAAGCATTCAGGAACTTCAAACATCAGATTTTTACTTATAGCTCGACGAACATATTCAGAATAAGGACGACTTTTCGAGTCTGAAAACTCTTGTGGATAGAGATTTCCTTGAATTATCTGTAGATGAGTTAATATATGTTCTACTCGATGAACAAATATATTTGGACCCAACGATCCTTTCATCATGTTACACATCTCACAACAGCTAACGCAGTTAGATTTTTCATAGAATTTACTTGAATCTAGACGATCGATTCCATTAAAACCCTTTTCTTGTAGGATCCCACAATAATAACAAGATTCTTTTACCAATGTCATAAATTCTTCTTCTGAAATCGTAAACTCTAATCGTTTGGTTTGAGCGCTTCGCTTATAATTCGTAAAATGATACTGTATATTTTCATTCCTATCTTGATTGGTTTCTTTTACTTTATCTGGATTGGCATCTCGCCATTTCTTGGCTTGTTCCGCATTTTTCTTGAGAAATCCTTCCAAGTCATTTTCGATCAATCGTTTACGAGCATCGATCCAATACGTCGCACACTTTTCGACGTTCTTCTCTTTCCACTCTTGCTTGACTGCCTTTCGTTCAGGCTTCTTCTCGTTTTTTCGAGCAAGTTCAAGAACATGTTCCTTGTCTCGCTTCGCGTCCGCTCGCTTATTCGATTCACGACATATACTACACGTCAATGTTATGCCGCGAGTGCCTTTAAACTCTTCCACCGGAAACACTTGAGAACATGAATTACATTGTTTCTTACCCGTTTCCGTTTCAACTACCGTCTTACGACGAGCCTTGTCTTTCTCGCGATCTTTTGCGAGACACGGTTCACACTTACTCTTTTTATACGTAAGTTCATTTTGAGTGCGACATCCTCGAATGTAATTCACGCAAGGCTTTAGACCCAATTGTTTGGTCTCTTCGACAAACAAATCAGCCTGATGTTTGCCACAATATTTATTCACGCTCTTTTTGAAGGCACATCCTTCTTTCGCACATTTTTCCATTTACGACATTTCATATTCTCGTGAAATGTCGTCAATTTTTATCTAAAAAACTTATTTTTAGGTTCAAATAATTTAGCGTCTGTTCCACATTCTGGATTATACTTTCGGACAATCGAACAGTATTGATAATCTACTTTGTTTGAAGGTTTTTCACCTGTTACCAAAAAATAATCAATATCATCCACTTTTGGGAACTTCATACATTTCCCAAACTTATCGTCTTGAAATAGATCATTTCTAAAAAACTTACAATTGACACATAATTTTGAACTCATAGAAAGGGCTTCTGCTAAAAGATGTAGTAGTAACACAAAGCGCATAGTATGTATAAATATAAATGTTTAAGTTTAATCTTTAACAATATTCAGGTCGAAGGAATCAATGTGATCATATGCGCTTTGTAAGTCATAGACAAACATAAGCGGTTTCTTTGTTTTATAAAACGTCTTCATAATGTCAAATAAAACAGCCAAGATTGAATTCTTGGTCGTAAGAATCGAACTTGCCACCAGATACTCTTGAAGGACGCGTGTATAACTCTCCAATAGATTCACAAATTCTTTGATTTGTGAAATAGAAATTCTACCAATTTTTGTAACATCCATAATAAAAGCAAACTTGTTATGTTCTTTATTTACGCGTTCTAACTCTTCACGGAAAGATTCAATTGTAAAATTCCATTGAAGAGGAGTGGGTAACTCTCTCAATACAGTTACCATAAAGATGGTGACATCCTTATGCTGAAGCCTTTCTAATTTGGTAAAGTATTCTAGTTCCATTGATAAAAAATAAACTCGAACGTTTATATAATTTTTTATCAAATAAACAATTGATTCATTTGTTTGGTTTCTACCGTATTCTCTTGGACAAACAAGGTCCGAATCAGTTTATCGTCACGAAACCTGAAAGTAAATGTCTTATTCTGTTCTTTACGACCGACACGTCCGATCGCTTGGATGATTTTCTCTTGAGTCATCTTACACAAATCTTCCGCGATATACGCATGACAAAATTGATAGTTTGTTCCGTAAATGAAATCACTACTTGCCAAAATGACACCAAGCTTTTTCTGTTCAGATAATTCTTTGACCAGATCGTTATAGTCACTCGACTTCGGATTGAATATCCCAATACCCATCAGAATAAGGATTTTGTAAGAGATGGAAACATCCATATTCATGATCTTCTTGACAGAAGTCTCGTCGATGTAACTTTGAAACGCTCCAGAAGAGGCAAAGCTCATATTCGTGGTCCATTTGTCAAAATGTTCTCGTGAATTAGGAACATAGCACGGATGAAGGTGAACTGGTTTCAACGATCTCTCTAGAGCTTCCATCTCTTGGATCAGCGTCTTGGTTGCGGAATCAAATCTCTGGTCTTTCATTTTATTCTCATTGCCTTCATCTTTGGCAGTCTTATCTTCAATGTCTTTTCGAACTCGAGCCATTTTCTCCAAGATGACTTGATTGGTTTCTAGTTTCTTTTCCATCTCCAAAAGCGTGTTCTCATGAATACCGCTGTTCTTCACGTAGAAGTCCATCCACTCATCCGTATTTTCACAAAGATAAATCGTAGGACCATGCGTCAATGTGTGACTTGATTCAGTGACAATCAGATTGGAAACGTTTAGAGTTCGTGGTGTTTTAGAATCCAGGTATTCCCTCATTTCTTCGGGCCATCGTGTAAGTGACCTCAGAATTTCATAATAGAAGAGGCGTATCTTCTGAGAAGTGATCGTGGCGACTCTAGGGAATTCTTTGTCCAGCATTCCTTTGATTTGAGTATATCGTTTCGAAAAGTAGACGATCAATTCAGAACATTCGGTCAAGCTCAGAAATTTCATGTGACTGAGACCATGTTTCTCGATAAAGGCAACTATGCCATCCCAGTCATGTTGAAATACTTTGTGCGGCATCACGATCTGCCCTTTGCTGTCTAGCAAGGTGATTTGGGTGGTTTCGTCGATACTTTCTACATAGAATACTTCCCCTCCGTATTTGTCCTTGTATTTCTGTTTCATCGGTTCTAAATCAATCTCGTTTGGAAGTGTCGCGGAAGACAAGACAATGTTTGGAATTTTGTTGACTTCCCATAGCTTGGTAATCGATACATGAAGATCGTGTGTTTCATAGTCCATCGTAATCGTGGGTTCATCCCAGAAGAGAACCATCGAATTGGCTTCAAAGAAAGAGGTCATGTAAAGCATCGCCACTTCATACGATTGAATGTCGCAGATCATAAGATCCACGTTACGTCCGTCGCTGTGAACCGGTCTTTTCTTCCCGAATTTCTCTGTAAAGGTTCGAACCGAAGAATAATGTAGTCTCACGTCATCTGCGGTAGAACAGCCAAATGCGAATCCTACCTTCACGTTTGCGTTTACCGCACTTTTTGCCAGACTTACTCCAATATGCCTCGAGGCACAGATGAAGATCACCTTGTATTTTTGAGATATACCAAGAGGTGTAAGTGTTTTTCCGGAACTGGTAGGAGCTCGATAACAAATAAGCTTATTTCCCTCTGAAGACATGATAGAGTAGACCATCTTCTGATGTTCGTATAGCTCGATTGGCTTGAAATTGAATATTTCGTTGTTTTCCATGTATTTATAAGTGTTTTCCAGGAAACAGGATACGCTCATCTCGGACTGATTCTTTTCCAGAAACTGGTCCATCCACTCCTTTACGTATCGATTGATTGGATATAGTCGAGACAAATAGTGAATGTTGTAATAATAGAGTTCCTTGGATTTCTTGGACTTTTTAAATCGAACTACAAGATTCATCAAAACCATTTCAATGGATTCGTCCAGTTTCTTCATCATGGATTTCAAACGAATAGTATCGGCCGTAGTAAGGGGTTTCTTTGGCTTAGGGATCTCCGTCATTGTCATATCATTTTTTTTAAAGAGTTCCTTGAACACCACTATAAAGATATGATAATCCTTGTCAGGATGGTCTAGTTTAAGCATTTGATTCGCGGTAAAATATAGACGGTGATCGATCGACGGGTTAGACAAGCCATCCCGGATCATTTTGAGAATAGCCAATTCCTTCGTGTCGACCTTCTTCTCCATGCTTTCCCATTCGGTTTTGGTGAGTTTTGTCTGATTGAAATCCATCTGGTGTGAGTATACCTTTTAAATCTTATAAATGTTCAATCAATTTTTTTTGTAGATATCCATTGGGTCGGATAAGGTTCCTTCTGTAGGAAAATTAGATCCATATACTTCTTGTAGTAAAGCCCATTCAAAAATGCCACCTGTATATACATATACGTTTTCAAATCCAAGTGATTTCAATTGGATGAATTTTTTTCCAACCGTCGGATCGATTGAGTCAAGACCATAAACGACAATCTCTACTTTTTTGTTTTTATATAAATATTCATTGACTCTTTGTGATTCTTCAAATGCGGACAGCGTGCCTTTGATCAAGTAGTTTTGTTTGTCCATAGGAAGAGTATTGATCAATAAGAAGTCGCCTTTTTTTTTCTGAAGATCTTGAAAAGAACATTTTAGATTAGAGGACGCTTGTCCCATATACATAGAAAGGTGAAATATCTATACGAATTTAATCACAACATCTACCTTTTCCTTTTTAAGGCATTTTGAAGAAGAAATAGATAATTCTTCTCTTCTTTTTCTGATATTTTTCATATTTTCGAGAGAATCGTTGTGTTTCTTTGTTTTAGATATACTATTGTTTAGATTCATATCTTCTTCGATTTCTGTCATGTTTTCTTCTATAAAATGAATGATTTTGTTTTCAATAGCCCACTTAAAGAAGTTTAGTTGACCGATCGTTGTCTCGATACTAAATTCTTTGTCACCAAAGGGCATTTTGATTCGCTCCCATCTACAAAAGGGATCAAACCTCTTCTTGGAATAGGCTTTTAATTTTAACTTGTAATCATTATACACTTTGAATCGTCCACAGCTTTCTATTTCATAGGTTGTGCTATATTTCTTTGCGTAATTTGTAGAGAACCAATCTACAATTCGTAAGGAAATACGAGATTCTCCATTGATAATGCTTAACATACGGTTTAAATTATCATCTCGGTTATAAAAATCCATAAGTTTATGGAGTAATAATTCATTCTGTGAACTCATTTCATAGAAATACTTATTTTTTTTAAGTTACTTTTTGTAGAATCATAGTTTTTCCTTTTTTATAATATTCATAATTCTCAGTCCTACGTCCGAGATTACATTTCAGACAGGATATACAGGTGTTCTCTTTATAATGCCCAATATTATTGTTCAGCCTCTCCAGCGTCCACTGGAGAGAATCTTTTTTCTTATTGTAGAGGATCGTTACATCTTGGTTACAGTAATAACACTTAAGACTACTGTCTACTAATTTATCAATCAGTTCAGATAAGGTAATATGTTGATGTTCATCGTATTTATGTTTTTGTTTATCCTGGCTTTTGTATCCTGAATGTTTTTTTCGTATTTCTTTTAAACATTGCTCTTCATTGGCGTCTATTAGGTTTGCCTGAATATTTTTCAATACTTCAAATTGATTAAAGTCGATCGTGGACTGATTTTTTCGTCGTGTCGTATCTCTTAAAATTATATTCTTCATATAAAAAATATAGACATATTATAATAGTACTAATCATGACGGATGAATGCAGAGAATATAACAGCTTAAAATACAGAACTATGATTCTTACTGGAAGTCCATTGGATACTAAATCAGAATCATCGGAAGAGTTTATTCACACTTTTTTAAGTAATGATATCGAAAACAATAAGAAAGGGGTTTGGAGTAAATTGTCTCGAACTGAAAAACATAGAAGAATTAATGATTTTGTGGATAAAAATTTAACTCCTCTATATTCTTTAGATACGAGTGAAAAATCTACTGCTTTAAAATTCTGTATTATGTTACTAGACAGTCGTAAATTGAATAAAACAAACGATATCACTTACAACAAAGAAGAGAGAACGATTGAACGTATCTCTGGATTAGTATTCAATCCAACTACTCGAAAGTTCGTGATTAATTTAGAAAAACAGAAAACAACAAAGAAAAATAAAAAAGATATTATTGATTAGAAATGTTATCCTTTTTATATGATAAAAATGGAGATTAAAGATTTGTCTTTAGGTATTATCAGCATGATGAGTGACTATATCACTCAAGTCTTCCTAGAGAATCCTTTGCTGATTTGCGAACCTTCTTATATGGATACGATTATTTCATTGATAAGAACTAAATATTATTTTGAGACATCTTTAGAGGATAAGATTCGAGAGGTTCCCTCTATTCTTAAAACGATAGGGAAACTAAGAAGTGAACCTACGTGTGCTTATCCATCGATAGTAAGAGATAGACAATTAGATGAGTTGAAAGCAGTCTATCAGCCCGAACAAAAAACACAAGAATGGTATGATTTTCGACATGATCATATTACAGCAAGTAATGCATGGAAGGCGATTGGAACGACTTCTTCTAAAAATCAACTCATCTATGAAAAATGCCAACCCTTAAATACCGAAAAATACAAGAGTTCTTTATCTGAAACCCCTATGAGTTGGGGAAACAAGTATGAATATCTTACAACATGTATTTACGAGGAGATGAATCATACCACGATCAGTTCTTTTGGCTGTATAGAACATAAAGAGTATCCTTTTATAGCAGCTTCACCGGACGGAATCGTAACGGGCGAAACGAATTATGGAAGAATGATTGAAATAAAGAATGTAGTCTCTCGAGAAATTACAGGTATACCGAAGAAAGATTATTATATACAGATGCAACTTCAAATGGAAGTATGTGATTTAGACGAATGTGATTTTGTAGAGACAAAGTTTGTAGAATACGAATCTGAGATTGAATTTCGATCGGATACATCAGATAAGAAGAAAGGTGTTATTATAGTCTTTGTGAATGACTCAAATGAATTTGTTTATAAATATATGCCCTTTGATGTAACGGACTTTGATCATTGGATTGATGAAGCGTTTACAAATTCAAATCCAACTCTAACATGGTTTAAAAATGTTTATTGGAAATTACAAGTATATTCTTGTGTTCTTGTCAAGAGACAACGAGAATGGTTCAAAGCTGCGATACCTGAATTTGTTTCGATATGGAAAACCATAGAAGAAGAGCGAATATCGGGAGATTTCATTTCGCGTGCTCCAAAAAAAAGACAGAAGAATGATACTGTAAATGAACTTAAAAATGAAGTGCTGTATACTATGTAGATGGATCTATACGTGATCAAGCGTAACGGAGATACTGAAATTTTGTCTTATGATAAAATTTCACAGCGTATCAAACAATTGAATTACGGGACAAGTATTCAAAGTAGCGGACTCGTCATGAAGATCATCGATCAACTACATGACAAAATTCATACGTCTAAGATTGATGAACTCATCGCGGAACAATGTGCTTCCATGGGTATTCATCATTATGATTACTCTATTCTGGCGGCACGAATGATTATTTCTAATCATCAAAAAGAGGTATCGCCTAGTTTTGGAGTCTATATAAAATTGATACGAGAAATACCCAACTATATTTCAGAAATCTATTATGAGATTGCGACAAAACACCTTACCTATTTTGAGTCTATTCTTGATCATTCTCGAGATTTTTTGATTGATTATTTTGGATACAAGACGCTAGAACGAGCTTATCTCATTCGATCCAATGGTAAAATTGTAGAACGTATTCAACACCTTTGGTTGCGTGTCGCTATACAAATTCATGGTGAAGATCTGGAGCGGGTAAAAGAAACCTACGATAGTCTGAGTCTGAAAGAATACATTCATGCTACACCTACTCTGTTTAATTCAGGGATTCTTAGACCTCAATTGAGTTCTTGTTTCTTGCTTGGCATGGAAGATGATAGCATCGATGGTATTTTCAACACCTTGAAAGAATGTGCGAATATTTCAAAATGGGCAGGAGGGATTGGTCTACATATTCACAATGTGCGAGCCGAAGGAAGTCCAATACAAGGAACAAACGGAACATCCAATGGGATCATTCCTATGTTGAGAGTGTTCAACAATACCGCACGATATGTAGATCAAGGAGGAGGTAAACGAAATGGAAGTTTTGCCATTTATCTAGAGCCATGGCATGCGGACATTGAACCCTTCTTGGATATGCGTAAAAATCAAGGAGACGAAGAAGTGCGAGGTCGCGATCTGTTTTATGCTCTTTGGATCCCCGATCTTTTTATGGAAAAAGTCGAAAAAAATGAAGAATGGTATTTGATGTGTCCAAACCAATCAAAGGGCTTAGCCGATGTATATGGAGAAGAATTTAAGACATTATACTTGTCGTATGTTTCACAAGGAAAATACATTAAAAAAATAAAAGCGAGAGACTTGTGGTTTCGTATACTTGACAGTCAAATGGAGACAGGGACTCCCTATATGTTATACAAAGACGCGTGTAACATGAAATCAAATCAGAAAAATCTCGGCGTGATCAAGTCCTCTAATTTGTGTTGTGAAATTGTGGAATATAGCGACAGTGAGGAAAGTGCTGTATGTAATCTAGCAAGTATATCCTTGTCTTCTATGGTGAAAGATACTGTTTTCGATTTTGATAAATTACATCGAGTCACCAAACAAGTCACACACAATTTAAATAGACTCATCGATGTAAATTTTTATCCAAATGATAAAACAAAAAAAAGCAACCAACGACATAGACCTATTGGGATTGGGATCCAAGGACTGGCTGATGCGCTAGCACTCATGAACCTTCCGTTTGATGGTAAAGAATCCCAAGAGGTAGACCGTATGATTTTCGAAACAATGTATCATGCGTCTTTAGAGATGAGTATGGAGCTTTCGAAAGAGAGTGGACCGTATTCTTCTTTTCAAGGGAGTCCCTTGTCTCAAGGGATATTCCAATTTGATTTGTGGAAGGTTACTCCTAGCGACCGTTACGACTGGGGCAAATTGAGAACAAATATTTTTACCTACGGCGTAGTCAATTCACTTTGTCTGGCACCGATGCCAACCGCTTCGACCAGCCAAATCCTTGGCAACAATGAATGTTTTGAACCTTTTACAAGTAATTTATATACTCGAAGAACTCTCGCTGGAGAATTTATGGTGATCAATAAATACCTCATGAAAGAATTGATTGATCGGGAGATTTGGTCGATGAAAATCAAAGACAAAATTATCGAATACAAAGGGTCTATTCAAAAAATTGATGAGATTCCTGAAGATATTAAGAAGAAATATAAAATTGTATGGGAAATACCCATGAAACACATCATTGATAGGGCAAAAGAGAGAGGCGCCTTCATTTGTCAGAGTCAGTCCATGAATCTATGGATAGAAGAACCTAATTATAAAATTTTAACTGCGACTCATTTACATGCTTGGAAGTCGGGATTAAAAACGGGCATGTATTATCTCAGAAGGAAAGCAAAACACCAAGCTCAACAATTTACAGTAGTTCCTGAAAATAAAAGTTCGGAACCAGAATGTGTTATGTGTTCAGGCTAATCTTTAGATAAAGTATCATCTGTATCATCAGGTTCTTCTTTCTCAGGACCTATCGATGACTCAGAGATACCTGAATTAGACATTCCAGATGAGACGCCGCTTTCTGGCTCGTCTATGTTAGGCTTTACACTATCTGCTTCATTTATGACACTATCTTCCGATGGTTTAGGAATAAATGAATTTTCTTCTTTTTCGTAAGCGTTTGAGGGTGTATTACTTACTGAAACATTCGCTTTGTTATTCGATCGGTTATTCGATCGGTCATTCGCTTTGTTATTCGATCGGTTATTCGCTTTGTTATTCGATCGGTTATTCGCTTTGTTATTCGATTTGTTATTCGATTTGTTATTCGATAACTTATTTGATCGGTTATTTGATTGGTTTCCATTTTGTGAGCTTATGTTGGATATCTGCCCTTGATTTGTAGAAGTATTTGAATTGTTACTTTTTTTTACGCTTCTAGATCTAGATCTTATAGATTTTCTCCTATGGCTTAGTATAGCCATACCATTCTGGAAATGTCCAGAAATTTTAGTAAAGTTAGGATCTGAATATAAACTATTTTTATAGACGAAATATTTCTTTGATCCTACCTTTAAATACGCATTACGTATCGTATCATCAATACTATTTAAAGCCTTACGAATTTCATCTATTTTTTTTACAGTCGACGGCATTATATTATAACTACATAAAAAGAATAGCTAAATGTCCAATCGATGATATCATATGTAATAAAGAATGCCATTCATCTCCACAGGGTCAATAACTATGACTCTTATACCCATAGAAATAAAAGAATATTGTCAATAAAAAGCAAGACAACGCAATATATCTAGGATACGCATTTTTTGAATTTTGTATAAATAGTAAGAATCCATAGATTACAACCAAAGATAGAGCAAGTTGGTCTAAAACAAATGTAGTAAAATCATTATAGGTATAAAAAAATATAGAGGTGATCAATAAGGTCACAAACGATAGACCATATATCCATTTACCTTTCCAGAAACAAAACAATACATTAAACAAGAATATGAAAGAACTATAAAAACAACAAGTTTTTACTCGTAAAAGTAAAAATAGATGGATCAATAAATCCATAAGACATATAAAGAAGACACATAAATAAATTAAATGTTTTGTTCGAATCAGTTGTTTCCTATTACGTTTTCAATACCGGAAGAAAAAATCATACAGGTCTTTCCAAAAAAAAGTAAATTATTATCAAATCTTATACCCGGCAATTTAAAAACTTATATTTATTACACGGAACAAGAGTATTATGCTGAGTATCAATGTTCTTATTTCGCAATGACTACAAAAAAGGCTGGTTGGGATTGTATGAGACATTATGAAATTTTGGCGAATGGATGTCTTCCCTATTTTCCACAGATAGAAGAGTGCCCGCTAGCCACGATGGTGATGCTTCCTAAACATTTAATCATGCGTTCAAATCGATTGTATAAAAAAATGAAAATAGACCTATCTTCAAACCTTAAAGAATACAGTGAATTATGGAGAGAGTTTATGTCTTATTTAAGAGAATATTTAACTACAAAAAAGGTTTCTAACTATATATTAACTCGTAGCTTACATTCACACGCAAGTAAAATACTTTTTTTGTCTGGATGTATACGCCCAGATTATTTACGTTGTCTCACCTTGCATGGATTGAAGATGTCTATAGGATCAAATTGTCATGATTATCCAAAACTCCCGCACATGTATTGCGATTTTAAGGGGGGTCAACTATATGGACGCGGATTTAGCTATAGTAAACTATTAGATCCTTCTACACGAAATGATACACTGGATATAACTATCATGGATGATATTCGAAAAAAACAATATGATATCGTAATATACGGGTCTTATCATAGAGGTATGCCATTTTATGATATCATTTGCCAATACTATCCTACTTCTAAAATAATTTTATTATGTGGAGAAGATTTACATTGTTGTGATAATTATATCTATGTAAAAAAGGGCCATCCTGTATTTGTCAGAGAGATGTAATTTTTTTTCTACTTCTTCTATATGAAGTTAATTCAATTATTAGTAATATTTTTATTAATATCGTTTATCGTGTTTGTGATGTTTCAAGTAGAAAACACAGAAGGGTTTACCGTCACAAATATTGAGGGTTTCACCGACCCCGATGTCCCTCCCTGTCCTAGATCTAAAAGTTCCAATACAGAATCCTGTGGTTCTAATATATCCGACAACTATCTCAATGATTTTAATAAACTTAAAAGAGATAATTATGTTTTGAAAACAAAAATTGTTACACCCGTATGTCCGAAAAATCCATACGATGCGGGATCTGAATTGAATACAGATAATACGGGAACAGGAAACTCGGGAACAGGAAACTCGGGAACAGGAATCTCAGGAACAGGAATCTCAGGAACAGGAAGCACTGGAACAGGAAGCATCGGGTCGAACAATATGGGATCAGGTATTGAGATTGAACGTGAACGTCAAAAGGAAAGGGAGCGAGACGAAGAACGAGAAAAAGAACGAGAAAAGGAAAGGGAACGAGACAAAGAAAGAGAAAAGGAATGGGAAAAGGAAAGAGAACGAGACAAAGAACGATACAAACAAGATAACTCCAATCGAGGAAAAGATGTCTCTTCGAATATTGTATCAAACATGCTCCCGATTAATACTAGAAATAATGAAATGAACAAATCGACAAACAATCCTTCGGACAAAACGTCAGATAAACCAACTCAAGCAAACTTTTTTAACTCAAATACGATGATGGCTAATAATTCTCTTCTTTCTACACCCGAGAAAAAGACAGAACCTGAGCCAGCAAAGGCTGAAGATAAAAAGTCTACCCCCGAAGATCTATCCAAATGCCCTCCTTGTCCGGCATGTGAGCGATGCCCAGAACCTACTGTAGACTGTAAAAAAGTAATCAATTACAAGGATAAAAGCTACCCTGTTCCAGTCATAAGTGATTTTAGTCAGTTCAGTCGGTTTTAAGCATTCTTATTTTTTTACATCGTTCATCCATCTGAAAAGTTTGACAGTTTGTTTCTTGCGGAACAATCTTAATCACGCATTTTGATTTCTTTCCGTATAAAGATTCGGTACACCCCATTTCAACCTTACGCGTTTCAGTTACACATCTTGCTCTAAAATGTTCATATCTCTCTTTTACGTCTTCATATGAAAGTCCCGACTTCTTATGAAGCATTTTATTTATGTGTTCATGAAGACGATACATATATTTCGAAAAATGCGCACGATCCTTCATGTCTGACATTTTCAAAGGCACTGCTTTAAAGTTTTTTTTTAAATTTAAGCGACAGTATTTACAAGGAAGAACGTTCTCCAAAGACAATACGAACGCACGATATCTTTGTTTGTCTTCTTGTGAAGGATGGGTAGGATAATTAAAACTCATCGTATGTAAAAAATGCCACAGACTCGGACCCCATACTGTAGTTAACATACCTTCTCCAGATTTATAATCCGAGGCGTTATATGTTTTCAATTTTCGAGTTTTCATATACTATACAGATATATTATATGAAATTCAACTAATACAAGGTTCTATTATTTTACTTGTAGGCTATAGAAACTATAATATCAGGATAAGTTATGCTTACTATTTTTCAAACAAGTATTTTAATATTTTCTTTGTTGACTATTTTAGCTCAAACTATTTTCCCCTCTCGAATACTTATAGCCATTTCTATTTTCTTAATCGTATATTATACGGTAATTTTAGTAAGAAACGATATCACAAATGAATCAATATTCTTTATAATTTCTTTTTTTGTTTTGTTTTGCTATTTGCTTGGAAGATTCTTTCAATATAGTGTCTAATTTTTCTATTGTGTCTGGATAGGTGTATACTTTATTATATTGTATATGGATAAGCTCATCATAGTAATTCCGCTTACATGGATATTCATCATAATTTAAAAAGATATAACGATTCGTATTGTATTCTTTAATGAACATACAATACGTACTATTTTTATGTTTATAATGTTTTCAAACTTTATATGGAAACAGTAAATGCTGTATGGATCGGTATAGGAGTATTATTTTTCTTTGGAATTACTTATTATATTTATACGAGGTTTATCAAAAAGGATAAGAAAGAATTTGTGCCAAATGATGAATATGTGGATAAGTCTATAAAGTATGAATGTATTCTTTTTTATACCAAGTGGTGTCCTCATTGTAAAAAAACCCTTTCAGAGTGGTCTAATTATAAAACCAACTTTAGCGATAGTCGATCAAAATTCACGATTGTAGATTGTGACAAAAACAAAGATAAGGCAGAAAATTATGGCATTGATTCTTATCCTACCATTGTCATGGTGTTAAACGGAAAAAATTATATATTTGATTCTAATTTTTCTAAAGAATCGATGGATAAATTTGTTAGCACCATCTTAAAAATATAATGGATTATATCATGGATGATCCTCACCTGAATATAGATGAACTGTATGAAACCAAAAGAAAAAGTGATCTGAATCGAGTATCTATCTATTCTAAATTATTACAAAAAATTCATGCAAAAATAAAGATAGCATCAAAACAAAGGGATAATACGCAATTTTGTTCTTATGTTATGCCAGAAGTTCTTTTGGGTTATCCAAACTATAATTTTACAGAATGTTTAACCTTTATCTTAGATCGTCTCGATCAAGACGGATTTATCACTCGATATATTCACCCTAATTTAATCTTTATCTGTTGGAGTCATTGGGTACCTAGTTATGTAAGAGAAGAGATACAAAAGAAAACTACCCTACAAGTAGATTCATTTGGAAATAATATCGAAAAGAAAGATAAGACTGTTGTAAAATTTGAGAAAAGTGAATCTAAACCTATCTCAAATTATAAACCATCTGGATTATTTGTATATGATGACACATTGATTCAAAGTATGAAAAAGAATTAACCCCATATCTTTTTGATAGAGTCAACGATGTTTGATTTTTCAGGCGGTTTTTCAGGTTGACTTACTTCAGGAGGTGTGATGTTAGGGGTCACTTCCGGTGGCTTTTCAGGTGTGATGTTAGGGATAGCTTCAGGTGGCTTTTCAGGTTGACTTACTTCCGGCGGTGTGATGTTAGGCGGTGTGATGTTAGGGATCGCCTCAGGTGGCTTA